TTAGATTCTTTAGATTCTTTAGATTCTTTAGATTCTTTAGATTCTTTAGATTCTTTAGATTCTTTAGATTCTTTAGATTCTTTAGATTCTTCTGATTCATCTTGTTGAATCATAATATCATCAATATCTTTAATTACTTTCTTAACTACTTTCATATTTTTATTTAATTTTTTTTCATTAATAACCTTTTCTGACTTCATTCTTGCATTTTTTATCAAATTGGAAATAACACCTTTTTTTTCTGAAATTATATCTCTCTTTTTTAATTTATTATTATATTTCATTTCATAATTATTGGGAACATTAAATTTTGATTCATCTAAAACACTATCAACAGAAGAAGACTTTTTCTTATAAATTGATTTGTTATCAACTGATTTTCTTTTAATATTAGATTTAGTAGGATTTATATATGCAATATCATCAATATCTAAATCTAAACCTAAAGTATCACCCATATCTAAACCTAAAGTATCACCCATATCTAAACCTAAAGTATCACCCATAGATAATAAATTAGGTTTTTTAGTTACTTGTTTTGATTTATACTTATTCAATTTAACTCTTCTTGGATCTACTACAATTTCTGTAGTATTACTATTATTATCTATAAAAATTTTCTTTACACTGCCTGGTTCTTCATCATTTTCTACAATAACATATTTCTTTCCTGTTTTTTTATCTATTTTTACATAATCATCTTCTAAGTTATTGATCTTAATTTCCATGCCAGTAGATGGATCAACTAAAATTTTTTGAGAATCATTTGTTCCTTTTATAAAAGCATTTTCGATTCTTAAAACTTTAGGTTCAGTACTTTTATATTTCTTTCTTACAATACCTTTATTATCTAAATCATTAATAAGTTTAAAATTAGATTCTTGAAATACATCATCATAATCTTTAATTCCAGAATTACCAGCAATTTCATCTTGGATATCAAATTTATTTAATCCATATTTACTTAAATCTTCAGGATTTAATGTGTTAGGATTTATTAATTCATTATGTAATTTTTTAATATCACTATCTACATTTTTTTCTATTTCTTCACTGAAAACTCCAACATTTTTATCTCTGTAAACCATATTATTTATTTGTCTTTTATTTTTTTCCATGTCTTTTAATTGATTTTGTTTTTTGGATTTTATACTTGATGAACTTTTTACACCTGAATATTTATTTCTATCTTTTATATCTACAGCTACTGGTAAATTGACAGAATCTTGAACTAAAGGCATATTTTTATTACTTTCTTCACTATCTTCACTTTCTTCACTTTCTTCACTTTCCTCATTTATTTTATAATTAACTTTATTTTTTAATTTTTTAAATTGTTTAGAATCTACAAAATTGATTCTATTTATATTTTTATTATTAGATTTTGAATTTATTTCTGATCTTTCTTTCATCAATTTATTTCTGGAAGAAAAATTCTTTGACAAATTTAAATCACTAACTTCATCATTAGGATTTATAAAAATAGAATCTTCGGAAATATTTTCATCGTCAACATACATTATTTTTTTATTTGTATTTTCTGATAAATCATTTTGTAAAAAATCAGGATTTCTATCAATTTTATTATTTACTTTGATTATATTCTTCTTTGCAAGATCATTATTAATAAAATCATCATTAATTCCATCAATTTCTTCGTCAATCAAATCATAGTTAGGTATATCTCCTGTTAATACTCCTTTTTTAATATTATCAAGTGATTTTTTAGTACTAATTAACTTATTACTTAATTTTCCCAAAGGAGTACTGTCTAATATATCATTAATTCCGTAAAAGTTACTATCTTCTGAAAGTGGAACTACATTTTCATCATGTTGAATATTGTTTTTGTTAATTTTAAAGTTTGGAAGATTATTGCTTTTCGACATCTTTAATTTTAATTTATTAATATTATTTGACTCAGATTTAATTATTTCCTTAGATTTATTTATTTTTTCCTTTGCTAAATCTATAATTTTATTTGTTTCATTTATTTCATTTATAGATTCATTAAATTTATTTTTTTTATCTTTAATATCAGTTATAACAGATTTTAATTTATTTTTGTATTTTGATTTTTTTAGTTTTGCTGAAGAGGCATCTTTTTTAGTATCAATAATCATATTTTGTTTATCTATTTTGTTATTTAATTTACTTTTAATATCTGTTAAATTATTAATATTTTTTGATAATTTTTCTTTTAATTTTTTAGCATCTTCTTTTTCTTTTTTTGCTTTTTTAATAGTTTCAATTGTAATTAACAAATTTTCTTCCTCTTTTCTTTTTTTATTTGCTGCATCTCTGGCTTTTTGTATAATTTCATTACTAATTGAATAAGGTTTATCTAATTTTTGATATTTATCATTTATGTCAACATCTAATTCTAATGTATTATCTAAAGTATTTTTTGAATCAGAATTGAATCTTTCTAATTTTGAACTATCGTTATTTAACTTTGATGATTGATAATAACCTTCAAGTAAACATTCATAAGAATATAAACCTGCTCCAATAATTACGACAAGCATAAGAATTTCGTATTCTCTAATATTAATTGAAGGTATTTTTTTCATGATAAAATATAAGATTCCTGCAAAAATTGCATATTTTACAAAATTAAATATATTATTTCTATTCATTATATAAATTTTAGAGAAAATAAATTTACTAAAAATTTTACATATTTTTATTAAATTCATTCGCGTCCTGGAAGTTACAATTATGGATCAGAAAATAAAATCTTAACTAAAGATAAAAATACCATAGGCAACATAATAACCAACAGTGAAAACCATTTTTCAGTATAAAAATCATTTATTTGTGGTAAAACTTTAGAAACAACGTCATTATCATCTAGATCATAGTAAATTAATAATCCACATAAAACAGCAAAGGATCCTAAAAAAGATTTATCAGTAATTTCTGACCAACTCTTTTTACTGGACGATGATAATATTCCACTTAATAAAAAGAATACGTAATTAACACCTAACATACAAATCAAAAAATATAGTTTTTGAAGAAGAGGATCTTCAGTATATGATCCTATCATCGGTAATCCATAATAAATTATAGAACAAATTGTTGAATAATATAATATTAAATTCATATATATCTTTCTGTAGAAAATAAAAATATTATTAAATTAAATTACTAGTACTACTTTCAGATAAAACATTGCTAAAATTACTAGCATTATTAACAATATTAGATTTGTAATAAAATAAAATATAAATAATTATTCCCAAAGTAACAATATAAATTGAATACAATAGAATAATAAAAAAATAAAATTTCATTTCTATCTTTTTTATATAAGGGTCTAATATAATATTAAATTTGTCGATATTTTCTTTTTTATTGGCTTCATTCATAACGACATTTAGCATATCATTAAAAAAATCATTCATCATTTTAATTAAATTAAAATAGAAAATAAATAAAAATAAGAAAACGACATAATTTGGAGTGCAAACACATAAACAGAACCAACTTTGTTGACCAACTTTGTTGACCAACTTTGTTGACCAACTTTGTTGACCAACTTTGTTGATTCTAAACAATAACAAATTTAGTCTTATTAATATCTAATATTATTACTTCACCTTTGGATTTACCTTTTTTAATATTGTTAATACAACAATAGATAACTTTTGTATTTTTTTTATTTTTACATTTACTATACGATTTTACTAAATTAGCTGCATAATAAATATCTTCATCAAAAGGTACTAATGATCCTGATTCTGATTCTAAAATACAATGTCCAGATGGTACATTATCCAAATGAAACCATAAACTATCTGGATAAGAATTATCTATTATATCATGATTATCTTTTGCATTTCTTCCTAATATAAAATTTATTTTTACGTTGTCTCTTTCAATAGTTTCTGTTAATACCATTATTAAATTTATTAGTTATTTGTAACGGTAGAAAATAAGTTTTTATTTTTCAATTTTTATGTATTCTTTCTAATCCAAATCATAGTAGTCATAAAAATAACATAATACATAATAAGAAATATAACATACATATCTATAAATGGAATAATATAAAGATCCCAAAATGGTTTTACAATATATTCATCTACTTTATGTTGATGAGAAGGATCAGCTAAAGTTCTAGATATTGAATCAACTATGATTGCTGAATAATCATCAACAATATTTTTTACCTTATTCTTAAATTCTGGTTTTTGTAAATTTCCAATAGCAGATCCAATAATACCACTCATTGAATTTTTCATTTTCCCTGCAATTTCATCAGCACCTTTTGCAACTACAGTTAAACCATTAATAGTTTTACTAACAAATTTATTATCTGATAATTGAAAATTTTCGATCAAATTATTTGAATTTTTTTTTAATTCAGGTGACAATAAACAAAAATCACTGTCTGAATCAAAAGCATCAAATTTTTCAATAAATTTTATATTTTTTTTATAAGTTTTTAAATTTTCCATACTACTATTGTGATCGAAGATTACAATAGGATTATCATTCAACTTCATATATTTACTCATATAGATATAATTAGAAAATATATTACCATTTTGTGTGAAATTATCAAGGATTCAAAGCAAAAACACAATAGATAATAAAAAAAAATGAATTTAATAATCTTTGTCTAAAGGCTTATTACATTAATTCAATAATGTCTTTAAACAGCAAATACTATACGGAGGATATAAATACAATTCAAAGTGTTGATTTTTCTATCTTAACAAATAAAGATGTAAAGAAATATTCTGCAGTGAGAAAAGATCCTTTTGGAATAAATATTCCAGAATCATATGATAATTATGAACCAAAGAAAGGTGGGTTAGTTGATCTTAGATTGGGTACATGTGATCCATATCTAAATTGCACTACATGTGGATTAAATTCTAATGAATGTCCAGGACATTTTGGTCATACAGAACTATCAGAACCTGTCTATCATTTTGGTTTTTTAAATAATCTAAAAACAGTATTACAATGTATATGCTTTAGATGCACAAATATTATAATCGAAAAAAGTAGTAAAGTAGTAGAAAAAATTATGAAAAAAAAAGAAAAGTTTAGATTAAAAGAACTACGAGAAATTAGTAAAACTAATGCATATTGTCAGCACTGTGGTACACCAGTATCAACAGTAACTAAAGAAGTAAAAGAAAGTACAGCTTCAATTAATATTTTCTTGGAAAGAGAAGTAGGATCAATTGCAATAGATGAAAATACAGGAGAAACTACAGACACCAAAAGAAAAATTAAAGAACCTTTACATCCAAGAAAATGTTACAATATTTTAAGAAACATATCTGATGAAGATACTTATCTATTAGGATTTAATCCTAAAATATCAAGACCTGAAGATTTTATTTGTATTAGATTTCCAATTCCTCCAGTAATTATCAGACCAACAGCAAAAATAGATTTCTTAGCTAGTTCTACAATGGAAGATTCATTAACTTTAAAAATAGCAGATATTATTACATGGAATACAAGAATTAGAAACCAAAACGAGAAAGCAATGTCAGGAGTAGATTTAACAAGTTTCAACGAGAATATGCAATCATTACTACAATATCATTGTGCTACATATTTTGATAATGAAACATTGAATTTACCAAAAGCAGATTTTAAAGCATCAAATAAACCAATTAAATCAATTTCAGAAAGAATCAAAGGAAAACAAGGTCGTGTAAGAGCAAATCTTATGGGTAAAAGAGTTGACTTTAGTGCTAGATCAGTTATTACTAGTGATCCTTATATTGATATTGACGAAGTTGGAGTTCCAAAAAGAGTTGCAATGGATCTTACTATTCCAGAAGAAGTTACACCATTTAATATTAAAAAATTGGCAATGCTTGTTAAAAAAGGTCGAGAAATTTATCCTGGAGCAAATTACGTTCACAGAGTAAACTATATCGATGGTAAGCTTCAACCACAAAGAATTGATTTGAAATATAGAAAGAAAGATATCAAACTTACATACGGTGATATTGTAGATAGACATATTATTAATGGTGATTATGTATTATTCAACAGACAACCAACTCTACACAAACCTTCTATGATGGGACATAAGATTCAAGTTATTAATGCTGATAATACTGATGCTTTTAGAATGAATGTATCTGTGACTAAACCTTATAATGCAGATTTTGATGGTGATGAAATGAATATCCATTTAGCACAATCCGTACAAGCAAGAAATGAACTTGAGAGAATAGCAAATGTTAAATATAATATTATTGGTGCTAGAGATTCAAATCCTATTATTGGTTGCGTACAAGATACTCTAACTGGTGCATATGTATTATCACTCCCTAATCAAACAATAGATTATCATACTGCTTGTAATATTTTGTGTGGTACTACTAGTGAATCTAAATATAATCTTACTAAAAATAAGGATTTGACTGGATATGAGCTTTTTTCAGAAATTATTCCAAAAGGAATTAATGTTGTTAGTAATAAACTTACAATTAAGGATGGCCAAATTATAAAAGGTACTTTGAATAATGCTTCACTATCAAGTCAAAAGAATTCCATTATTCATTACATTTGGGATAAATATGGAGCAGACAAAACTAGACGATTTATTGATGATTCACAAAGATTAATTCTTGAATATCTAATGTATCAAGGTGTTACCATTGGTCCAAAAGATATATTTATAGAAGAAGATATGACTAAGAAACTATTTGATCAAGCTAATACTGCTGTGTTGGATGCCAAACATTACATTACTAAAATGGAAAATGATAATAATGATATTTCTCCACAAGTTATTGAAAATGCAATTCTTTCAAAAATGGAGCCTGTTGGAGCAAATACAGGAAGTACTTTGATGAAATATTTAAATTCAGATAATAACTTTTTTAAGATGGTTGATTCAAAGGCGAAAGGAAATCCACAAAATATTTATCAAACAATGGGAGTTATTGGACAATTGACATTAAGTAAAGCTAGACCTAAGAAAAATATTCAAAATAGAACTTTGCCTTATTTTCATGCCGACGATGATACTCCAGGAGCCAGAGGTTTTGTTTTTAATAATTTAGTGAAAGGTTTAACAGGTCACGAGTTTTTCTTCAATGCAGGAGCAGGTAGAGAAGGTCTTATTGATACTGCCATTAAATCAGTCTCTTGGGATACACCAGTTATTATTCAAAATAATGGAAAAACAGAATATAAACAAATCGGAGAATGGATTGATAACACAATTGATATTGCCAAAAGAACACCTCAATACAAATATTCTAACGAAAAAGATAAACTAAATCTTGAAATTGTTGAATTACCTGATGGAACTTATATTCCAACAACAGATTACAACGGTAATGTAACATGGGGTAAAGTTTCTGCAGTAACTAGACATGATCCTGGTGAGAAATTATATAAAATTAAAACTGATGGTGGTAGAGATGTAGTTGTTACAGCTGCTAAATCACTTTTGATTTGGAATAAAGAAATCAAACAATTCAGAGAAAAATTAACAACAGAAATAGTAGTAGGAGATTATGTACCTGTAACTCTGGAATTAGCAGACCCACCTGCAATTACAGAAAATATTAACTTATCTGACTATCTTTCAAAATCTGAATACATTTATGGAACTGATTTTAACATAGCAAATAAGCTTATGGAAGAAGAAATGGAAAATAAAGAAAAATGCTCTAATAATTGGTGGACAACCACTAATAACAATAAATTTGAACTACCATTCAAAAGTAAGTCATCATTATTAAGAAGTATAACAAAGTTGAATGAATCTAACAATAAATTTGAATCAAATTATATCTATCCATATGGAGCAAATCAAAAAAATACATTTATTAAAGATACCTTTGAATTGAATAAAGAAAATGGAATATTTATTGGATTGTTTTTATCTGAAGGTTCAATAACTGGAAGATCAACTAGAATTACTAATCTTGATGAAAATATTCAACAATTCGTCAAAGGATGGTTTGAATCTAATAACATTAATTATGATATAGAAGATAAAATAAATAAGTATGGTGGAAAATCATTTACAATCAGAGGACATTCAACTATATTAACTAAATTTATAACAAAATTAGTTGGAAAAGGTGCTGAAAATAAATTTGTACCATCTGAAGCATTTACTGCATCGAAAGAATTTATTTCAGGTTTACTAAATGGTTACTTTTCTGGCGATGGATGTATAACCAAAAATTCAATTGATGCTTCTTCAGCTTCTAAAAGATTGATTGAAGGAATTTCAATGTTGTGTAGCAGACTAGGAATTTTTTGTAAAACTTACACAACCATCTTAAAGAAAAATAACTTTGGTACAAAAAATATTAAACCATCACATAGATTAAGAATAAGTTCTCAGTGGGCAGAATTATTCTCTAGACAAATTAATCTGATTCATAAAGAAAAAGATTCAAAAATGAAACTAAAAAAATGGACTAAAAAACATCAAAAATACGAATCACTAAATAATATCGTCATGGACTCAATTACAGAAATCATTGAAATAAATAAAGATGAAATTGAATCAAATCCATTATACAATAAAATGTATGATCTAACTATTCCATCAACATTTAACTTTGGATTATCTAATGGTTTACAAGTTAGAGATACCGCCACAACAGGATATATTCAAAGGAGACTAGTAAAAGCATTAGAAGATCTTTCAGTTAAATACGATGGAACAATTAGAACAGCTAATAGTCAAATTATTCAATATATATATGGAGAAAACGGAATTAACCAACTTACTCAAACTGATATCAAAATTGACCTAGTTAAATATAATGATAAAGAATTAGAAGAAAAATTAGCATTTAATAAAAAACAGATTTCTGAATTAGAAACTATTTACAAAAAGAAAGTAGATGTTTCAGGATATAACAAAGAATATATTAATAAAATGAAAGATTACAGAGACAAACTAAGATTTATTAATTACAAGTCATTATCAAATTATAAAGAATTAAAAGAACAATATATGCTTCCAGTTAATTTGTATAGAATCACACAGGATTTTACAAGTGACAGTATTAAACAAATATTAACAAAACAATTATATTCCGAAAGTAAAGAACTGTTAACACCACAATACATTCAATCAAAAATTGATTCTATTACAGAATCAGATATTAATAAACTAATTATTTTTTCAAGATATAAAAATAAACTAATGAGTAAAGATGAACAAGACATGAAATTAATTTTAAAAATAGCTTTACATGAATATCTTTCTCCAATGAGATGTATTTATGAATATGGATTAACATATGAAACATTTAATAATATGATTAAAGATATTGAAAACAGTTATATTAAATCTATTGTAGAACCAGGTGAAATGGTTGGGGTAATTGCTGCTCAGTCACTTGGAGAACCAACCACACAAATGTCACTTGATACAAAGCACTCTGCAGGTAAAGTTGGAGTCTTATCAACATCATTAGTCGGTGTTCCTAGAATTCAGGAGATTCTAAGTTATAGTAAATCAATGAAAACTCCTCAAACTCTAATTTACTTTGATAAAAGTGTTAGATCAGATAAAACATCTGTTAATAAGATTAACTCATATTTAAAACATTTGACAATTAGAGAATTAATTGATGCTGCTGAAATTTATTATCAAGTAAATACAAACAATAGTTTAGATACAAAATTAAAGAATGATAATGTAGTAAATCCATTCTTTATTGGTAATCAGAAGACAGAACTTGTAAATCTACCTTTTATATTTAGACTTAAGATGAATTTAGAAAAAATGTATGACAAAGAAACTTCATTACTAGATATTAAAACAAAATTTATGAGTTACTGGTATAATAATTCTCAAAATACTAAAACAATGAAAAAACTAGAAAAAGAAATTTTTACAAGAATTAATAGACTTGCTATTTTAAGTAGTACAGAAGATAATAATGAATTAATTCTTCATATTAGATTTAGTTTGAATAGTTTTGATTATGGAATTTTAAGTGATTTCCTTTCACTAGTTCTTGATAAAATATCTTTAAAAGGAATGGATAACATTGTAGGAACAAATCTAATTGAAGATGAAAAAATAATTGAATATCAAGATGATGGATCTTATAATATGGCAAATGAACATATGGTTGTTACAGAAGGAATTAATCTAAATCATATTAAAAAATTTAAGAATATTGATTTTACAAGAACTAGATGTAATGATGTTCATACTACATTTAAAAATTATGGAATAGAAGCAGCTAGAACTTCAATCTTGAAAGAATTAATTAATACATTCGGTTCTGGAGGTATAGATAATATTAACCATAATCATCTTTCTGTACTTGTTGATTTTATGTCTGCAAATGGAGAAATTACGTCTATTGATAGACATGGTTTAGGTAAATTAAATGTTGATCCTCTAGCTAAATGTTCATTTGAAAAAACAATGGATCATCTAGTTCAAGCAGCAGTTTTTAATGAAACCGATCATTTGAAATCAGTATCATCTAAAATTATGCTCGGACAAGTAATTCCAGGAGGAACTGGTGCTTTTAACTTGATACTAGATACTGAAAAACTTGTTAACTCTGAGTATACTTCAGATGAAGCTAACAAATATGGAGAATTTAGAAATATTGAGGCAGATCCACTTATGTTAGATATTATGAAATTTGGAATAAATGAAACAAACTTTTATATTCCAGCATATTAGGAAAACGAATTTAATTTATTATAATAAAAAATTTTGATTCTTTCTATTTATAATGGAAAGAAATATAATTACTAAAAACATAGTATGGATTGATAGAGGAATAATTATTAGTTTAGTTTATATAATACTAAAAAAATATAATAAACTAAAAGAAAAATACTTAATTATCAAAAATAATAGGATTAGACAATTTCTTGAATTTCTATTCCCTAAATTAAACTTTATTAATAATGAAAAAAATAGATATAGTAATGAATCAGATTCAGAAGAAGATCACAAAGATTATTTTAATTTTTTTATTAGAAGTACTCCAACTAAAGCTTCTAATAACTATATTGTAATAGATTATATGTCCAATTATAATAAATATATTCCTACTAAAGAAATATGGTTAGTTCCTTATTATGATAAAAATGATCCTCTATTTTTCTATATTTATGAACATGAAAAAGATGATCACCTTGAAGTATTAGAACAATATAAAATAATAAATCATTTTACAACTAATAAAAGACAAAATTATAAACACGAAGATCATACTGAAGAATTTTCAACATGGGACTTGTTTTTTGAGTCAGGTACTATTCAAAGGTTTATTAGAAGTGGAGATACACAAAAATCAATCACTATTTCAAAAAATCCTACAGAACAGTTTTTATATATTTTAAATAAATACCTAAATAACATAAACTTTTTAAATGATTATAAAACAGTACAACCACAAATTATTTATAAACCTTGTAATAACCAACTAAATAGTATTGATGTAACATATCCAATTTCTAATTTAAATTTAATACAAGAAAAAGAAACTACAAATTTGAATATTAAAGAAACTACAAAGTCAGTTATAAAAATAATAGAAAAAACAAATGAGAATACTGCTAAAAAAGAATTAATACAACCTGTTATACAACCTGTTATACAACCTGTTATACAACCTGTTATACAACCTGTTATTCAAAATGAAAATAACATAGACCATGTATTTGATTTATTTAATGAAAAAATATTAAGTTTACTTAAATTATACAAAATGAAAATACCATAGATGATGTATTAGATTTATTTAGTGAAAAAATATTAAGTTTAATTAAATTATATGACTAAAATTATTTTTTTTCTAAATATTCTTATACATGCAAAACAATAGTGTAAATAAAATTAACAATAACGCTACGTCTGTAAACACAACTCCATCTGCAATTCCTTCAACAACTCCTTCAACAACTCCTTCAACAACTCCTGTTGTAAAAGATTATAAAAAGATGTCTCCTGCTGAGTTATTTAAAGATTTTATAACTAAAATTGGCGCAGATAAAGTTGACCAAACATTTAATACTTTCTTAAATAAAACATTTTCAGGATATCTTACTAATAATAATTATGCAACTGATTATGATGGAAGCAATAAATATTATTCACAAATATCAGAAATCGGAACAAAAATTTCTGATTTAGATACTCAATTAAAAAATTTAATTCCATCTTTACAAACAAACTATAGAAGAATGGTCCAAAATTTAATTAAAGTACAAATTTACAGTCATTATGATAAAGTAGTTAAAGAACAACCACTACAAAAAGATAACAAAGAAGAATATGAAAAAATGGTAACTGACATTCTTGATTTAGTAAATAAAAGTTTAGATCAATCAAATCAAGTTTTTGAAAATAGACTTGCTAATAAAGGACAAGCTGGAGGATCATCAAATGATAAAAAAGTTAATGTAATGAGTAAATATTTTAATTACAAATTAAAATATATGATGCTAAAAAATATCCTTTAAATTTATCTCTCTAGAGATTTTCTTATAGAATTGAATCAATAAAAAATTGTGTTTTTTGCTTTGCAAAGATGATTCAATTTATTTTACTTTACACATTTACATTATAAAAAGATTTACAAAATAAAAAATTTTCTAAATCTTTCTATATGAATAAACAACTGATTAAATATGATGAAGAAAAAAAACTAAATGATCAAATTGATAATATAACATTAGATTTAGAAATTTCAAATGAAATTTCAACACAATTTAAAAATTTAGAAATAAAAAATAATAGAATAGTTAATGATGGAAATCATAATTTAGATATTACTCAAATAAAAAATCTATCAAAACTTCTAGATAAAACACAATCAACTAATGTTAAAAATAAATTTAATCAATTAAAAAGTAATATAGCTGAATCAACTATACATTCTAAAATTGAATCAAAAGTGACAGATGATAAACTTGTTAATGATGTAATTGATCTAGTTAATTATTCTCTTGATGGAACTAATCAATATTATGCAGATAAAATTATGGAAGATGAAAATAAATGTCCTTCTAGAACAATTAATCCACATATATTAGATTGTGATGACAAACAAAATTATCGTAAAATTCATCCAGATAAAAACTTTGGTTGTAAAGAAACTGCTAGTAATAAATTTAAAATATTTGAAGAGAAATGTAAAAAAGAAAAACTCTTAAAAACTCCAAATGTATTTAATTTCTTACAAACTGGTGGATCGGAATTAAATAGAGTTGCACAGAAAATTTCTAATGCACTAAATTTTTCAGAAAAAAATAAAATAAAATTTAACGATTTTTTCCAACAACTAGAAATTCCTGAAATGTCTAAAACATTTGATGATATTAGAAATACTTTACAATCAGAAAATATAGATAAGAAAATTTATAATTATCAAATTAATAATACTCAATACTGGAGTAACAAAACAAAAGAAAAATATGAAGATTTTAAAAAAAATATTGCTACATTAGAAATACTTTCAATAATTGAGAGATTTAAAATGATAGCAAAAGAAAAAGGAACTTTATCTAATGAAGAAGTTGATCATATTATGGAATCTTTATTAGATGTAATTAACCAAACATTCAACCAAAATAACGAAAGACAAAGGAAAAATAATTTTGATGAAATTATAGGTGGTAGTGATGAAAAAACAAAATTTAATGAATACCTAAAATACAAAAAATATAAAGAAAAATATTTAAAATTAAAACTAAGATAATTTTTTAGAATTTTTAATTAAAAATTTCTAAAAGAAAGTATATAACATGTCGGAATCAGAAAAAATAACTCCACTATTGACCATATTAAAAGAATTTTATACTGTAGATGAAAAGATATTAGAAGGGTTAGAAAATGAATATAATTTATTAACAGTAGAAGATAGACAATTTTTAAATGATAAAATATCAATTCTACTAGACTTTCATTCAAGATATTCAAAAGAAAGAGAAAATTTCCCAGAATTAACAGTACAATTATATAGACTTCAAGTAAATGCATTAAGAATATTTTTAAAAGAAAAAATAGAACAAATAGAAAATATTGAAAACGGAATGCCATCTAATCAAGAAGAACAAACTGCATTGCTTAGAGCAGTTAATGATATATTAGAAAAAGAAGCTAATGAACCAAAAATAATAAAGTCTACAAATAATGTTTCTTCAACAATACCAGAATTATCTGAAGAAAAACAAAAAGAACTAGAAGAAAAAGCTCAACAAATTGTTAAACTTGGAATAGATAATGATCTATTAAAAAAATCATTTGATGATGCCGTAAATGAAGATATGACAAATAATTCACAATATGAAAATACTATTAATCAACAACAACAAACAATTAAAATATTAGAAGAAGAAAGAGATAGTCATGCCCAAAGTAATGCAAATATATTGAAAGCATTAGGATCAATAACTGGATCTCCAAAAACAATTCCTCAACAAGAAGTTAATCAAGAAGTTAATCAAGAAGTTAATCAACCAGAAGTTAATCAAGAAGAAGTTAATCAACCAGAAGTTAATCAACCAGAAGTTAATCAAGAAGAAGTTAATCAACCAGAAGTTAATCAAGAAGTTAATCAACCAGAAGTTAATCAAGAAGTTAATCAAGAAGTTAATCAAGAAGAAGTTAATCAAGAAGAAGTTAATCAAGAAGAAGTTAATCAAGAAGAAGTTAATCAAACAGTTGATTTAACATCTTCAGAATCTACAATTCCAGAGATGACAACTTCTGACTCATCAATTTCTGAATCAAAAAATCCAGAATTATCACCTCAAAATGAAAAACCAACAATTACAAAAACTTTAGAGCCAATTATTGATAGTAATTTAAATCCGACAGCTAAAGAATTTGTACCTAGAATAAATACAGCTGAATCTATTGCTAAAGAAACAGCAGATTCATTAAATAATCTAGAGAATGATGAATTAGTAATTCCTGCAGGAGCAAATACTGATACTATATCTGAATTATTAGGAGAAAAATTAAATAAATATGGAAGAAAAAGCCAATTTGGTGGAGAACTAATATCTGAAAATAGTAATATTGATATAGTCAACTCAGATCCTTACGAATCTTTAGATAAAAATAGCTCGTTTTATCAAATAGAGAAAAATAAAGTTGACTTGTTAAATGATTCATTATTTTTCAATAATGATATATTGTTACAAATTGCTGGTTTACTATCAGATCCAGAATTATTTAATGAATTTTATACAACTATTTATGGTGGTAATTTAACTGAAGCTAAAAATTTTATAGATTTATTCTTTATTGATATTAATGATTATATAAGTAGTAAAGGAAATAGAATATCTGATGATCAAAATATAATAACATATCTAGATGGTAAAGTTAATTTAAAATCACAAGATTTAATTGTTAGAGAATTAAAAACAATTATTGAAAGAGATACTTATCATTATAATAATTTAATTACTAATAATCAATCAGATAAAATGTTTATTTATACAGCTATAGTTATCTTAGCTAATGAAGAAGCATGGTTTATATCAAAAAATGAAACAAATGCTAAAGGATATCTACAATTATTTATTCAAATTAGAAAAAAAATAGAACAACTAGTAAATCAATTTCAAACAGTATTAAAATCACAAAAAGGAACTATTAGAGAAACTTATGAAAAATTTATTAATAAAAGAAATAAAGTTTTTACATTTATTAAAGAAAGAAATGATGATATAAATATTGGCAGAAATCCAAGATTTAAAATGTCAACATTAAAAGATGATAATAAATCATTGAAAATGGATTATATAAATGTTGACGGACAAGTATCTGGACGTACAGTTAGTGATAAAAAAAATAAATTAATTGAAATAATGAAAAAAGAGAACAAAAAAGAAGAACAATACGTATTAGGACCATTTAATGGTGTATTTTTAGCTGACAAAAGACTTTCCAATAGACAAATTGCAGAACAGATTGAATCACCTATTTTCGAAAAATTATTTAAACTAAATGAAGATTTTTGTATGATTGGTTATGGACAATCAGGATCTGGTAAAACAAGTACATTAATTTATTTTGATAAAACAGAAGAAGATGGTATTGTTACTGAATTATGTAATCTAAATCAATTTGTTGCAAATGTAGAAGAAATTAGTATGATACTAACTAATATTTATCTTCAACATGGTAGTGGCACAGAAGATATGTCAAGATTCAAAGATGAATTCTATAAAACAGCTCCAATTAAATTAGGTAAAGAAGATCCTGTTTTTAAATACGGTGAAGCAATAAGACCAGGAAAACCACCAAAAAAAATGTGGTTCATGGAAGAAGAAGATCAAAATGGTTTACAAGTAGTCAAGAGCATTGGTGCATATATTGCCAAAGCTTTTGATATGAGAGAAGTTGAACCAACACCTAATAATCCTAATAGTTCAAGAAGTCATGTTGTTATTACATTATTCTTAAAACTAAGAAATGGAAGTGTTAGAAGATTAATTGTGTGTGATCTAGCAGGTGTAGAAAATGTGTTTGCATGTGAATCAAATACAGAAATCTTAAAGTTTAGTGAACAATATAAAAATAGTAATGATTATGGAGATAAAGGAAACAAACCTGTAAAATTAGATAGATATACATGTAACCAAGCAAATATACAAAGTCTTAATGTTACAGAATCAAGAAACTATAGTTTATTACAACCTGAATTAAATACTTTAGCAAGTAGTCATACAAATGCTGTAAAAGCTTACAAAGCTAATAAGGGAATTCAAACAGGTGGTGATGGATGCGATATTGATGAACCAAACGCTAAATTTATTACTGGATGTAGTACCGGATTTTTATTCCAAGATTTACATAATGGAATGACATCAACACCCGAATGGGATGATTTAAAATTAAAAATAAAAGATTTAATGGAGCCATTTTTACTTTCATATAGACTTACACATATTGCTAAAAATTATACTAAAGCTACAAAAAACAAAAGATTAATGGAAAGATTAAATCAAATTTATGATGAAATTTATGATAAAGTAAAAACTCATGGTTATAGTTTATATCCAGGAGTAGATTCTGGTAAAAAAACAATGGCTAATGGTAAAGTTGTATTAATCAACCAATCTCCAGCATTAGATTATAATACATTAGAACTTGCTGTAACTAAATCTTTTGGATCAATTATTAAAGATCAAGCATATGAAGAAAGTTTAAAAGATCCAAAGAAAAAAGGAAAAGTTAAATCGGTAATACAAAATATGAAGGTTCCAACTTTAAGTGCTGATCAAATGACCATTAAAAATAAAAAAGGAAAAGTATTGTGGTCAACAACAAATAGTTCAGCATATGAATTATATTTACAAATTTTATGTGAAGAATATAGAATTGAAACTCTCAAATATAATTGTGTTTTGAGAAGAAATGAAGGTTTTATGATTAATAAATCACTATATGACTTAAGACAAGATGTTAAATCAATAATTATGAGTACTTTACAACCATTACCAGATCAAACTGGAAAATCTTATATGCCAATTTTTTGGGATAGATTAGTATTGCCTTATTGTAGAAACTTAAATACAGATGATGAAGTATTACTTAAATATTATTCTTCTTCTAAGCCTGAACCAACACCATTAGGTGGAAAAATATTAAAAGTTATGGACGCTGACAATAGAACATTTTTAAATCAACAACCTACTGACTATCTAGATCTAGAATCATTTAGATCTATGAATTTTGGTATATTTACTGTAATTAATACTACAAACAATGAAAGAACTAATAATCCTCCAAATCCACCATACATTAATATTAATAGACTAAAATATTACACACTTGTTAAATTCAATCCAGAAATACTAAAAAAAGAAATTTTAGACATATCACTAAATAAAATGAAAACTTATGAATACTATACCAAAAGTAATAAAAATTTTGAAAAATATATTAATAAACTTGAAATGAACAGTAATCTTGAAAATAAAAGTAAAGATGTTATTAAAAATATGGGAATCGCCCTTATTGAATTAATTGAAACTGCAAATCCTTCTACTTTAATTGGATCTCTTGAATCTACATTAATCATTCAAAATGTTACTTATGATGAATTAACATGTACTAGAGATGAAAAAAGAGAAGAAATTCTAAATAGATTCTCTAAGATTGGTGTAACTCCTTATCAAACTCCAAATAGCTTTAAAAATAAGTACTTAAAATACAAGAAAAAATACATGATAGAATTAAAAAAATTAGGTAAACTTTAAAAAGTCCATTAGAAATTTATTAAAAATCATATTTATAATCAACTTTGTTGGCCAACAAAGTTGATTCTAAATATTGGGAGCTACGGAATGTAATTTGAGATAGTTATTAATTTTTCTTTTAAAATTCTTGGATTATAACATTCATTAATCGTGTTACCATCTTCAATATATGTGTATATTTTAATCCATTTTTCTCTTTTAGTTGATATAAGATTTCCATTTAATTTGAAAATGTTAAAATATTTTATGAATTTTATTAAATTTATTCTATGTGAAGAAAATGATAATTGCATATGAATTAGTTGGAATACATCCTTACAAACATTAAATTCTGAAGAAGATCCTAAAATAGTTCCTTCATATTTTTTATTATCATATGTATATGATGAACCACCAAAATCACATAATAAAAATTCTAAAGAAGAATAATCTAGTTTGTTATTTAATAAACTTTCCTTAACTAGAATATTATTACATTTTAAATCATTATGCATAAATTTAAAGTTATCTTGTAATAATATTAATTTAGAAGAAAATTGATAGAGAAATTCTAAATAAATATTCCAATATTTAAAATTAGGGGAATCTTTACCTATTCCCAAGTTTTTATTAAAAAATATTTTTTCAAATGGATTATATTTTTTAAAAAATGAACTTAAATCAAAATTTAACTTTTCCATCATTATATGAAAATATTCATTCTTTGTCAATAGTATTAAATCTAATTTAGGTACAATTTGTAAATTATTACTATTATTTTGAAAATTATTAATAATATAATGAATTGTTGATTCGTTACGACTAGTATCAGCTTCTCCATTGAAACTAAATTTAAATGCGTATTCACCAATTATTTCTCCATTTAATTTTAATTTATCATATAACATTATTGACCCACAAGAACCATTCCCTATTATTCCTTTAAAATTGTATATATATTCGAAATCACTTGAACTTAGAACAATTTTTAATAAACTCTCGAAATTTTTATTACATACTTTTTTTAAATCATAATAAAATTTTTTAGTATTATTATCACGATAACCATCAATATTTTGTTGAGAATTTCTATTTATAATATCAATAATGTCTGAGCTAAAGCATGGATCCCAATTAATATAATAATTGTCAATTAAATTAATTATATTATCTTTAAAATTAGACATTTATACAAACTTTTAGATTATTTGTTTAATTTAATTTTATAAATAATTTTCTATATCTTCTGGTAGAGGTTCAATGTTCATATTATAAAAATTTTTCATTCTATTTAATGTTTTTACATCAAATTGATCTTCCAGTTTTACTAATGCTATCGCAATTCCTTTTTTACCAAATCTTCCACATCGTCCAATCCTGTGAATATATGTTTCCTTATTTGGAGGCAAATCGTAATTTAAAACTAGATTTACTTGTGGTATATCGATTCCTCTAGCTAATAAATCTGTTGTAATTAAAATTCTAGTTTTACCTTCTCTAAAATCTTTTACAACATCTGATCTCTCTTTTGTTGACATTTTACCATGAATACTTGTGATTGAAAAGTTTTGATCAACTAAACTCTTTGTTAACCATTCAACTTTACGAATAGTATTACAAAAAATAATTGCTTGAGATGTTGAAATAAGTTGATATAAATCTAACAATACTTCTAATTTTAATTCTTCATATTCAGCATCAATGTAAAATTGTTTTATTAATTCAACAGGAATTTGATTCTTCTTTAATAAAATTTTAAGTGGGTCATGCATTACTTTTTTAGATAGTTGAAATACATTATTAGATAGAGTAGCAGAAATTAAACAAGTTTGAGAACCATCAGGAATCTTATTCAATAAGTTATTAAGTTCTTTACTAACACCATCAGTTAACAAGTCGTCTGCCTCGTCTAAAATTAATAATTTTAAGTTATATAAATTTATTCTATTCTCATGAACCATATGATACATTCTTCCTAGAGTACCAATAATTAAATTTGATGATTTTAATTTAGATCTATTTTCACTTATGCTAACTCCTCCAGTACACAATTCTATTTTTAATTTTGTATACTTGCTAATTTCTGAAGCTACCATATGTACTTGTAATGATAACTCTCTAGTTGGAGTAATAATTAAACCTTGTGTTTTATCGTTTTCTTCCATTCTGTTTAAGACACCTAACAAATATGTTGCTGTCTTACCTGTGCCAGATTGAGATTGTAAAATACAATCTTTGCCTGTATTTATTGCCTTAATACCTTCAACTTGAATTTTTGATGGTTTTTTAAACCCATACAGATATACCCCTTTTATTAAATCTTCAGATAAATTTAAATTGGTAAAATCTTGATTTACTCCCAGTTCATCTTCAGGTTCAATTTTATCTATATTTACATCTTCAATATCTGAAATAGTATCAGATATATTATCTAAATTCTTTTTATTTTTAGAAATTTCCATTTTATAATTATTAGGAGAATATCCTTTAAATACAAACCAATACAATTACAATTAATTAGTATAATACAAAAAATTGAATAGAATAAAAAAATTGATGAATATATAAATTGAATCCAATTCCTTAATATATATGTCCAATAAAAAAACATTAACCACTAAATTTACAGAGTTCGAAGCTAATAGGCTAACATTTACTGATCTTGAAGAAAACGATAGATCTAAAGGTCAGCTAATTGCATACCCAAGATATGATCATCCTACACTAGGAGAAGGATCAGCATTGTTTCTACAAGGCCCATGGATGGAAATTTTTACTTACGGTATTCCATCTTTAGGTGAATATTACTCGGATGATAGTCAAAGAGCTTTTATTAAGATCCCAATTGATATGAATAATCCTGAAGTTGAACTAATGGTAAAAGAATTCAAGAAGGTAGACAAAGAGTTGGGTTCTGATGAATTTATGCAAAGAAGTTTTGGAAAAAAGTCATCAAAGTATAAGTACCAGCCTATTATTAGAGAATCACAAGAAGACGATGATGGTAATGTTAAACCAGCATACATGAAGCTTAAACTTGATACAAGTTGGCCTGATGGAAATGTTAAAACAGAACTATACAAGTCTGAACTTATTGACAATAAAAGAGTTAGAGAAATTGTATCTGCTACAAATGTAACTGAAGTCGCAAAGTACCTATCTTATATGACCAAGTACAAACCTATTTTCAGACCAGTCAAGATGTGGGCACAAAATCAAAAGATGCCCAAGCCTGAATATGGAGTTGTGTTCAAGCTGCTAAAGGTTGAATTTGAGCCAAACAAGTCAGGCAATAATTCTTATTCTGATTACATGACTGGTGATGCTTTTATCGATGACGAAGATGAAGATGAAAGTACACAAAAAGTTCAAGAAGTTAAAGAAGAAAAGACGGTTTTCCAGAAGACAGAGTCTAAGGCGAAAAGTTCCAAAAAGGTAGAAGAAGATAGTGATGAAGATGATGATTCTTCTGATGATGATTCAGAAGATGACTCTGACAGCGAAGAAGCTCCTAAGAAGGTAGCTGCTAAGAGTGCTAAGGCTAAGCCTGATGATGATTCTGATGATGATTCTGATAGCGAAGAAGCACCTAAGAAGGTAGTTGCTAAAAATGCTAAAGGTAAAGCTAAATCTGCTAAATCTAAAGCATAATCAAATGTTGAATCAAACACTTAATTTATAAAAAGAATAATTTAATTTAATAATTTAATTTAATAATTTAATTTAAAAATTTAATTTATATAAAATTAATTAAGTATAAATGGCTAATAAGGAAAGTTTAGATATGGATAAAGTATTAATAGATAATATAATCTATTCAATTGAAAGGCATGCTAGTAATAACATTCCATTGATAGCTTTTGATTCAGGATCCTTAGATTCAAAAGCTTTTAAAAATGAACAAAAAATAAATAATAAAGAATTTATTCCAATAAAATATAAAAATAATTCTAAAATTACAAATTTAATTATACAGTCTCCAACATTAAATAATGTAAATTTAATAAAAAATAAAAAAAATTACAATGAATTATTTATCCCACTAAGTGGTAAAAAAGAAAAAAATATAGAAAAATTTATAGAATTTATTGAAAATATAGAAAAAAAAATACTATATGATGCTCAAATAAATTCTTCAACATGGTTTCCAGAAGAAAAAAGTAATAAGTTATCATTAATTAAATCAATAGGTAAAAATTTACCTAAACAATTTATTACTAGTTATGAATCAAAAGATTCGCAAATTAGTAATGGTAAAATTATAGAAAAATCTAAAGGTTATCTTAAATTGAAAATTTATAATGATATTATTAATAAAACAATATTACAATTAGATGGTAAAAATATTAGTATAGATCAAATTCCTGATGAAAGCTGGATGAAAATGATTTTGGAATTTAATAGTATAATCATATCAAAAAATAATTTCAAATTATTAATTAAACCACTTTTAATATCTTTCACTTCAATATCAAAAGTATAATATTGTTTTATTTTTAATAAATACATGTGATTTATGATAACAAAGTTTATTTAAAGAAAAAATATTAATTCAAACTATATGAGTGAAGAATCACCCAATAAAAAAATCATAAAACTAATGAGATTAACGTCACAGGAACAAATGATTTTAACTTACATGGAACAATTTTATAAAGAACCAAGGAACTCGCAAAAATTATTTAAACTATTAAATGGAAGAACATCGATAAGACTTGTTGATTATTTTACTACAAATTATTCTAAAAAATATCGATCAAATATTATGTTAACAACAAATAAAAAGATTCAACATGTTGAATCAAGTCAAGTATTAAAAGATGATAAGAATATAGAAGAAATAACATCAATTGACGTAAAATCAAAAAATAATCAAAACTATCAAATATTTAATATACATTCATCGTATAAATCTCAATTAAAAGCATGGAATAAAAAATATTTTGATCCTTTTAGTAGAGGAGATAGAATAGTTTTCTTTCTAAATGATGTTTGTATTATTACAACAATCGGGCAGCTTAATTTTTTTAAGTGGTTTATCACTAATAAAATTTATAAATATATCAAAGAACATTATGACGATATTGAACAAAATATGAATTCAAATAAACAATCAACAAGAACTAATAAAAAACCTAGTAGTAATAAATCTTACTATAAAATAAATCAAATAAAAAATTCTTATTTATCATCACAAAGTAGTATTAGAAAAATAGATAATATTACACTTAATTCAACAAAACCAAATAGTAATTCTTTAATAAGTAATAATAAGTTTAAAAAATCTGCTAAAATTGAAGTTAGATTTGATTAAAATAATTCTAAATAAATTAATCAATTTTAAAATACAACATTTTTCCATTTTTCAATGAAAATAAAAATATAAATATATTATGGTGTAACACATCTCAAAGCAAAAATCAAACACAAAGATCACTCTATTATTATAGATTTATTTCTAGGTATAGATTTTCTAATGAGCAAAGAATTTGCTTATAAAAAAAATTGATAAATAAACATATAGAATTTGAACCTATCTAGTATAATGGGAAAATCTAACCAAGCCGATAATAAGAAGCAAACATCTTCAAAATCTGCAAAATCAACAAAAACATCAAATAAAAAACAGATTGAACTTGAAAAAGAGAAAATTGAGAGTGACAATGAAATTGAATCTGATAATGAAGAAAATCAGGAAAGTGACAGTGATGGTGAAATTGAAGATAAGGATCAAGAAGAAGATCAAGAACTTGATGAACCAGAAACATCTGAAAAGAAAGTTCATACATTCGATTCAATTTTTGAAGACATCTCTACAGTTAGGAAAGATATTTCTGGATTGGAATCTGACAAAATTCAACTTATTAGTGATCATGAAAAACAACTAAAAGAAATCTTGACAGATATCAAGAAGAAAAAATCTGAAGAGAATAAATTAATTGCTAATATTCCAAAAATTCATAAGAAAGAAATTTCAGTTGCAAAAAAAGAAAGACGCAAGAGAAATGGTGAAAATAAAGGCGGCTTTAATAAAGAAACTATAGTTCCAGATATTTTGAGAAAGTTTTTGGATTTAGATGAAGGAAAAATGTTAGCTAGACCTCAAGTTATGAGTCTTCTAAATTCAAAGTTTATTGAACTTGGACTGAAAAAGGGACAAGAAGTTGAACTTGATAAAAAGACAGCAAAAAAGTTTGGTCTTAAAGAAGGACATGTAATTGGTTTTACTGAATTTCAAAGATTCATTGCAGACCAATATCCGAAAAAAGTTGTGTCAGTAGATCTATAAATTGATTCAACTTGTTGAATCTAATTAACAAAAGTTTTCTTTTATTAAAGATCTTATTTCATTTGAATCATTAAAATCTACTATCAATTTAATTGCTAATTTGAAATTACTATCTATTGTATTTAAGAAAATAATATTTCCTTCTCTTATTGGAACCCATAATATATCACTTTTATTAGATAAAACTTTATTTATATCACCAAACTCTAAATCATTAAATGATAAATTAATTCCATAAATAAATTCGTACAAATTAATTTTTTTTTGATAAAGAATAATATTTTCTTGCCAATCTAAATTCTTAGGTAAATTTAACCTTATTATTAAATCACCATAATTACATTCATCATCAGATATATCTCCACCACTATTAAATATTATCAATTGATTACTTACATTAAAAGAAAATTTTGTATTCTGATACTCATTCTTAGAAAGAACATTAGTCTTTCTCTTGATAGTTATATTTAATTTACTATTTTTAAATAATTGATGTAATGATATATTTTGTGATATATTTAAAGATCCATCACTTGAACTTAATTGTTGATATTGTATAGGTAAAGAATCAAAATACATAGCATCTTCGCATGTCCAAGAATTTACTTCTGAATCAGAACATAAACTGAAACTTTCGAAATCCTTTTTAGGTAATATACCATCCTTAAAAAACTTGAACACTTCTTTTAAATTTAACTTCTTTAATACATCATCTAAATCAGATTTGATATAATCCATATCATCTTTAGTAAGACTAATTCCAAAACCAGATAAACTTGTAATATCTATTTTATGACCAAATAAACTATTCAAAAATTCTTGAAATTTATTTTTATTTTCATCAGGTAATTTAATATATTCTGCTCTTGAAATATCATTAGATAAAATTTCATAAGCAGAGCTTATTTCAAGAAATTTTACATAATTATTATCTCCAGTTTTATCTGGATGATACTTCCTAGCTAATTTTCGATATGATTTTTTTATTTCTTCTAAACTAGCTCCATCGTTAATTTCTAATGTTTCATATAAATTCATTGATTATAAAAATGAAAGTCTTTTTAAATACAAATATTAAATATTTTTAATATATTGATTTATAGAAAATTTTCTATCTTTCGATATACAATGGACAAAAATATTTTTATTAAAGATAAAAAATATAATCCTGATGTACTTTCTAATCATGAAAAAAAGAGAGATGAAAGAGATAACTTTAAATATCAACATACAGAAAAATTTTTTAATTTAAATAATCCAAATAATGATCCTCTCTCAAAACAATTATCTATTAAAGAAGATTATAAAAAAGATGAACCAAAATGTGATCTTGATTCAGAAATACAAAAGAAAATTACTGAAAGAAATAGTCAGGAATTTAATTTTAAAGGAAATAAAAATGTTATTCCATCATCTAATCCAAATGAATTTCATCAATTTGATGATTTAAAAAATAACAATGGAAGAAAAAAAGAAATAGAAAATGATACTAAAAAGAAATCTGACCACGGATCAATGATGGATAATTTAAAATCATTAGGAATTTTGAATTAAAATACATCTCAATATTACATTTTTAATCTAACCATAATATATAATGGTTACTGGATTATGTATATATAAAGATGCATTAGGTAAGATAAATGAAGGAGTACATTCATATCGTCTGGGAAATATAGCTATATTAGACGTTGTTATGACAATAATTGGTGCGTTGTTAATTTCATATACATTAGATGTTTTATTTTGGAAAACTTTAGGTAGTTTGTTTGTAACAGGAATTATATTACATCGTATATTCTGTGTACGTACTACAGTTGATAAATTACTATTTTAAATATGATTTTTTAATCAGATTTAAACTCAGATTGAAAAATTATATTCAATTTAAAATGTCTTAGCTCTTATGATTATATTCGTATCACTAATAAGATAAATAAATATTTTAATTAAGAAATAAAAAAAAACTTAGTTTTTTTAAATGGATAATAAAACTATAAAAATTCTGGAAACTATTGATTCAAATCCAGAGCCTTTACTAGACAAGCAAAAACTTTTAAATCTAATACAATTATCAAAACAAAATAATATTCAATTATTTGATGAAAATAGAGGTAAAATTAAAAGTAAAAGAAAAATTTTAGAAGATTGTACTGCATGTAGAAATAATAAAATAGACTCATATGTTAAAAATTTAGATGAAAAAAAAAATAGAACAAAATCAAATAATAAAATTAAGATACTAAATGATAATTTTAATAAAGAATTAGAATCATTAGAAAATATTGTTAAATACGTAAATGATAATGATTTTAAAATACTAAAAAACATTAGTGAAACTAAAAAATTAGATTCAGAAAATGAACTTATGAATATACGTATTAAACCATTTAAAAATAAATCTGACAAGAATGAATATATAGAAATTTTTTCAAATGAAAACAATTAATTAAATTTTTTTAGAAAACTTTGAACATTATCTTTTGACATTGGACCAACATATTCAAAATATTCATCGCCTTTGCCTAAAAATAATGTTGGAAATGAACTAGCTTTAATTTTTTTATTTTCATAAAAATCAATTAATTCTAAATTCTTATCTTCAACTGTAACAAAAGTAACATCACTATTTGATTTTTCTAAACTCTCCCAATCTTTAACAAAATTTCTACAATGAGGACACCACTCTGCTCTAAATAAAACTAATTCAATATCTGAATCGCCTCCACCAGTCATATGAGTCTTCTCTTTCTTTAATTCAAGATACTTCATTTTATACTTTTTATATTTAGGATAAAAATCCATTATATTAAAACTTAGATTTCTTTTATTTAATAAAAATATATTAATTTTTATTAAATAAATAAAACAAATCTATGTGTTTTTTGCTATACAAATTCCATTGTTATCTAATATTGAAAGATTGTCTAAATTATAGAAAAATTTTCTAAATTTATTCTTTGTAAATAAAAATTTTCTTAAATCTACAGAAAGATTTTCTAAATCTTTCTATATATGGATAGAAAACAAACTCTTATTTTAATATTTGTAGTTATTTTATTTGGAAGTCAAATTGCAGGTATGTCGTGGAATATATTACAAGGATTATTAGGAATAGTTGTATCATTAGTTATCTTAAATTTAATTTCACCAGAAACCTATCAAACAATACTTAAGTATGTACCACTCTTAGAAACATTATCATGGAACAATATAATAGAATTTTTAAAAAATATATGGAAAAGTGCAAATTTGTTTATTGTAGGTGACAGTGATGAATATTGTAAAACACATTGTAATTGTAGTTCTGCAAAAAAAGAAGATAATAACAATAGAAAATAGATTCACCGTAATTCAATTATAAATCTCGGAAAGTAATTTCGTATAAATCTCGGAAAGTAATTTCATATAAATAAATCAATTATAAATAAATCAATTATAAATAAATCAATTATAATTAAATTTCTAATTTAATTATAATGGAAAAAATTAAATTACCATACAATGAATACGGTTATATGACAACAATAAATATAGCTATGGCTTTTTTAAATTCTACAAAAGATGGAAATAAAATTAAAATATATAATCAAATTTTAAATAAAGATAAAATTGATATGAAGTTATGTCATCATACATATGTATGGAATCCAATTAAAAAACAATATGATCCAGAAGAAAAAAATAAAGATAAAATAAATTTTATGGTCAATATTATTACCATCACTGAAAAATGTGATTCAGAAACAGGATCAGGATCTGGAAAAAAATGTAATTATCAAATAAATCTTATAAATCATAAAAATCCTATTACAAAAAAACAACAAAATATTATATTACAATCACATGAACTTGTTCCTAATAATTTAATTAGAAGTAAACTTCCAGATGGTAAATATGAAACAGTAGAAACTAAATCAGATTTTATAGAATCCAGTGATAATGGTAATCAAGTTAAACTTAATTTTGAAGTAGAAAATGATCTAAATAACGAGGATGTAAAAGCAATTAATTTTTTCTTCGGTGATTCTAAAGGTAAAAAAAATTTTATATTTTATTGGAACCCAGATATTAAAATGTATATATCGAAGAATAATATATGTGTTTTATTAATTAATAAAAATAAAGATAAATTTCTAATGAACTCTACTATATTTAGTGGAATTGTTAAAAACTATGGAAATTATGAAATTAAAAAATCATACAAAAGAATTAGATTAGAAAAAGAAGGTAACTTTAAAATTAGATTTAACTTTGAAGATGGATTTTATAACTTTCTATTTAAATCAGAAGACAATGGATTTAATTTAATATTCAAAAATACACCAAAGAGTGGTGGTTCAAAATTTTTTATATGGAACTCTAATAAAAAAATGTATACAAATGATAAATTTTTATTAACAATGTTTAAAATGGAAGACAATACAATAAAAGCAAGACTAAATAATGTAGAAAATAAAAAATCTACATTAGATAATGGAACAATACATGAATCAATGGAATCTATTTTTCTAGAGGATGGGCTATATAATGTCTATAATAATAATAAAAAAACAATTTTAGTATCTAAAGGAGAATTTGAAGCAGCAATCACTAAAGATAATATTAAAAATATTTATAAATATAACAATGTTTTAAAAGGCTACACAACAAAAGATTCAACATCTCAAAAATTTTTGATTTTTGTAAAAGAAGATGATAAAATTAAACTTATGAGATATCACAGTGATTTAACTAAAGAGGAATCAATATACATTGTAAAATCAGAACGAATCAATGATTATTTTACATTTGTAATATTATATAGAATTACTATAATTGTTTTAATTTTAATTGGTATATATCTAGCATATCTTAAAATTACAAAAGGACATATACTAATTGATAATGATTTTTTTAATGTTAGATTTATAATTTAATCTACACATTGATATATATTTGCCTGAGCTAATTTAAAAAAATTATCAACATTTAACTCCAAATTTTTATTTTTTAATTCAATTTCAAATTTGTTTCTAGAAAAATTAATTTCATTCAATAATTCACGATAGCATTCTATTCTGAATCTTTTAAAATCTTCATTAGACCACCAAATATCCATTGATATTTTATTATATTCATTTACAGATGGAACTAGTATTACACTAACATTTGTATTAAATTTAACAGATTTCATTTTATAATTAATCTTCTAATCTTTAAAATTACAAATTCAATTTTTAAATTAAATGTATAGAGAGTCAGTTGTTACAATATCTCTTGATAATTTTTCAGGATATCCTTTGATCTTGTTAATTAGAGAAACTTTATTACACATTACAGCAATCGCTTCGATATTTCTCAACAAATTAACTAATCGTAGTATATTCCTGCAAAAATTTCCTTCGAAACTAAAGTACTTTGAATACAATACTTTAATTTCGCCCCAAACACATTCTCCTTTTGCCCATTCACTAATTACTTCATACATTGACAAATTAAAATCCCAATTTGAAGAAAATATAAATGGAAGTTTATTAATATTGATATCTTCATATTTTTCTAAATTCTCAATATGTGACTGGATACTATTTAATACAGACTTTGCATTATCACTAGTATTTAATTCTCCAACAAATGGTGCGTCCTCGTGTCTTTCTGAAACAAATACAGATAAAACTGCAACTATTTCATTAAACTCTAAATCATCTAACAAGTTTTCTTCAATAATATAACCCATTAATATAGGATTACATTCATTCACTTCTGCAACAATCCTTCCTAAGGAAGTCAATTGATAATTACTTTCGTTGGAAGAAACCATGTTAAATTCTATCAAAAATTGAATTAATAGATCGATTTGATTTCTAAACCTTATATCAGCAATACAAGTTTCTTCGACTATTAATTCAAATTTATTAATTTCTGTTTGCAAACTTTTAGATTTTATATAATATGTTATATACTCATCTAAATCACTGCTTTTAACATTTGATAATGAAACGATTTGATCAGAACATTCTTTTATCTTTTTCATATTCTTTTTCATTTGATTTGCCTTTATAGTAAACCCATGATCATTTGAGAATTTAATTTCTCTATTAATTTTATCTATCGACTCACATAATTTAATTACAAGTTCATTCTCTTCATCTTTCAAATTATTCGAATTGATAGTATAAAACTTATTTTCAATTACATCAAGTTCTTCTTTTAAACTATCTAATTTTGATCTATTACTTTTATTAGCTGAAATCGAAATATTAGTTTCTTCAATAGAAAACATAGTACTAGAAATATTATTACAAATAAACTTGAACACATCCTTCTCTCCACTATCGTGCATTATCACCATTCTTTTTAACAAAAAAGAATAATCAATATGTAATCTTGATTTTATAATTTGAGGATCAGACTTAATCATCTTTTTTGCATCATGTTCATTTTTCATTCCCATATCAGGTAGTATAATTACATTACCATAATCATCTAATCCTCTTCTTCCTGATCTTCCAGCCATTTGAATATATTCTTCTGGTTTTAGTGCACGTTTACCTTTACCATCAAATTTTGATACTCTATGAAAAACGACTGTTCTTGTAGGCATATTAACACCCAATGCAAATGTTTCTGTTGCAAATAATACCTTTACAAGTTTCTTTTCATATAAAATTTCTACCATTTCTTTAAGAATTGGAATCATTCCAGAATGATGAATACCAATACCCTTATTAACCAAATCATGAACATATCTCCATTGATCTGAATGCTGATAAATATCTCTATACCTTAGCAAATATTTATCCCAAATTTGATTAATTTCTTTAATTTCATCTTTATCAACACAAGTCAATACTAAATTTTTTGCCAGTTTTTCTAAATAATCTCTATTCAATATAAATATATTAATTGGTAACATTAAATTTTCTTTACAATACTTAATACAATCATATAAAACTAAATCTGGATTTCTATATCTTCCATTATTCTTTTTCATATACTTTACAATATTTGTGAAAACACCAGACCATGAACCTTCTATCCAACCAGAATCATTAGTTCCCTTCTTACCATTTGAAATACATTTGAGTGGATGTTTTCCAATTAGCTCTTGTGAATAATCATATATATAATGATTCAATGGTACGGGTCTAAAGGCTGTTGGTATATGATGACACTTGATCTTTTTCAAATTACCAACCCAATTAGCAAGATTTTCAGCACCACTTATTGTAGCTGATAACATAACCAATTGAATGTTCGGATTCAAATTAGTTATAATCTCTTCCCATACTTTACCCCTATCTTCATTATTAATATAGTGCACTTCGTCCAGAATAACACACTTAACAGTATCAGGGTTAAAATTAAAATCATAACTATCTTCAGATGCATTTGTTTTTAGTAAAGAATTACGTAGAATTTCTGCAGTCATAATAATTACTCTACCGTTAGGATTTACCTTTACATCACCAGTTAATACTCCAATATTATTAGATCCATCTTTATCGAAAATTTCTTTAAACTCTAGATGCTTCTGATTACTTAACGCTTTGATTGGTGAACAATATATTATCTGATTATCACTAATTTTTAACCACTTAGCTATTGCGTAAATAGCTAATGCTGTTTTACCAGCACCAGTGTGAGCGGTAACTAAAATATTATTACCTTGATCAATTGCCTTAAAACCATATAATTGAAAATGGTCTGGTTCATATTTAAATTTATGATATTCAGTAGGCTTTTCACCTGTATATTCTCCTTGATTTAACTCATAATACATTTTTTCTTCTATAAAAGTTGTCATTTTAATACTTATTGGATCATTCAGAAGAACCAATAAATATCAATTTTTATTTTAGATGGATTAGAATCTGATTTTCAATCAAAAGTAGATTCGAAATATCAATCCCGATTTCACTAAAAATTTGTCTCCAAGTTTTACCTAATTGAACCTCAAACAAATGTCTTGGTTTAATTTTATTGCGAAGCAAATCAATTGTCTTCTTTTTTAATAACCATCTTTTAACCATCTTTATTAACTTGTTAAAAGTATGATTTAATAATATAATATCCGGATTAACTTCTAATATATATTTAATAGAATCCATCGATGTAAAAAAATAAAGTTTACCTAATCTAAAACTTGAATTATATCCATATGAAGATTCAAATACTGCATAGATCATTACAAAGTCTTAGATAGATTTTGTAAACATAACTTAATTATTTTGAATCTGATTTTAAAGTTCATTCAAAAAATCTATCACTTTATTTAAAACTTCTAGTGGTCTTTTATCATCATCATCTATACCAAGTGTCAATATGTGATTAGAATCTTTTGTTAAATATAGTTTCTTTTTTTCACTAGAAATGTTTCTATAAAATCTTATAGACTTCTTAGCATCTGTTATTATATCGTCAACGCCATGAAATAAATAAACTGGAGAATTAAATTTACTTTCATTTTCTTCAATATATTCACATAATTTGTAACATTCTCTAGCTGTATTCAATCTAACTTTTTCATTATATTGATATGGACAATGTAATTTTTTTTTTAAAAATTCTTTATTTTTACAAGCTTTCGCAATATGATCCATTGCTCCTAATAGAGGAATTTTTGGAATAATATATGATAAATTAAATAAAAGATGTTTTAATAAATAATTAGGTTTCATTTTATCAGTAATACCACATAATGGTGCCATTAAAATATATCCATCAACATAACTATTTAAATTATATTTTAACTGGTATACAATTGATAGACCAGCACCCATAGATTCAGCATAAATAAATATTTTTTTATTTTCATACTTTTCTTTTATAAACAATATCATTGATCTAATTTCATCAATCAAATCATCATATACATCTATACTGCATCTTAAACCTTCACTTTTTCCATGACCTGAAAATTCTAAGGCATAAGATTTATAATTAGATGATTCAAATAAACTACTTTTATATGGAAAACAATCTAAACATTCATGAATTACTTGATGATGAGCACCAATGCCATGAAGAAATAAAACAACACCCTTTGTATTTTCTAAGTTATTTCCTTCACATACATTTAGTAATTCACCTTTAGAATTTTTTATTTGAAATTGATTAACAAAATTCATAACTAATATAATTTAGTTTATATTTTTTTCATAGTGGTAAATATATCCAAAATTTTTATATTGATTTAATGCGTCTATGTTTTTGATGAGGCTAACAAATGAATCATTGAATAAATACCATTTTCCATTCTCTTCACCTATATAAACATAATGACCACCTCCAAAACTTCCTGAATGAAAAACTATGCCTTTTAGTTTATATCCCTTCCAATTAATTGGCATGTCGATTTCTTTATTAATTTTTCTAAGTCTAAAATCATATCTTTTAAGAGAAATCAATAAATTCTCAGGTAATTTCTTTACTTCCATTCTTTTAGAAGCAACTCTTAATTTATCACATTTTTCACAAAAATACATAGAATCATCTTCTAACTTTTCTCTTCTTAGATATTCAATTAAACAATCATTTAAATTTTCACTATCTTTGTTTATACTTAGATTCATTATACTAATTTTTTCAATAGTATTGCTAATAGTCAAACATTTCAAAGCCTTACATTTAATTGATTTATTAATAGTGCATTCAAGATGTTTAGAAATTATAATAGGATCATTTGTAATTTCTTTACATTTATCATCCAGAAGATCTATAAAACAGTTTATAAATTCTTCTGAATCTTCTTGATTATATCCATTGAAAGAAGCCTTTTTATTACCTACTAATTTTTTTATTTCTATAGGTTCCAAAGGAGTAGATCCTTCTTTATAATAATCATCAAAAAAGTTAATAACGCAATCTAAATCACTATCTTTATTTCTGTATAAATTTAAAATATTATAAATATTTTTAATTCTAATTATCAACTGTAATCCAGAATTAAGATAGCAAGTATTTCCAAGGTTAACAAATCCTTTCATTATAAACCATCACATATTTCTTTTTAATTATAAATCAATTTTTAATTTTATTCATGTCAATCAAGTAAAATGGTAAAAGCATTTTGTTAGGTAGTGGATCATCCTTTCTATAAATTTTTATACAATACTTATTATTTATTCCAAAAGTAAATATATTAGACCCAATAGTAATTTTAATACTAATTATATTACTATCTTCATCAATCTCTCTCGTAGTATCGTCAATCATATAATTAAATTTAGGATGATAAATACTTATCCTTTTGAATATTTTTAAATTCTCAAGATAAACTTCTACTGTATTATTATTAATAATATTACATAACCATACATTATCGTCTATTTCATATTTTTCTTGAAAAATTTCAATAATCTTTACCTTTGTATTTATTAAACTATGATACTTCCTTGTTTTACTATCCATATTATTTAAATATTCTATGTTTAATATTGAATTAACTTTATATGTCAGAAAATAATGAATATATGTATCGATAATTCTCCTGATGGGAGATGTAAAATGACAATAATTTTTCTTACCAAGTTGGTGATGAACACAATCACTAATCAAACTAGGATATTCATATCTAGCTTTAGTTTTAGTTCTACCGCAAATTCTTCCTTTAACATCGTCTGGTAAATCTGTTTTAATATCAATTTTCAATATATCACTTTTATCATCTACTCTATAAGGAACACTGCAATTTTCATTAATACTAAATAATTTATTACCAATAAATGTATTGATAGTAATCATCCAATAGGATACTATATCATGATAATCATTGTCAGAACCAGTTAATTCATCTGTATAATTTTTTAAACATATACATTCATTTATTGATTTTAATTCAGGCGAATCATAAGACAAATTTTTATCAACTCTTATATAACTTGGAAATGACTCAATTAATGTGTCTTCACATTCTTTTGAGTAACTATAAATTACAGAATAAGAAGGTTTATATTCACCCATTTTTAAACTAGACTTTAATGTTAATGTTTCTCCAAACAAATCAAGTCTATCATTAATACCGTATAAAGTACCAACTTGATTTTTCATTTTTTCATCCAAATCTTCTTTAGTTAACCAATATATTGGTTGAGCAATATGAATACCAATAATAATTACATCATCATCTTCAAAATAAGAAAACGCATCATCATAATCAACAGTAGTTGTATTATCAACACTAAATACAAAAGACATAGGAAATTTTTTATTAAAATCGACTCTACTAATATTGTCTTCTAAAGGATTATAACAATTTTCTTCTATTCTTTTTTTTATTTTCTGATCAAATTTTAAATACTTTTTAGGATGAATCCCACAATGATGCATAATAATTTTCTCACAATTATTATCATTATTTTCAAGTATTATACCATCTTGACCAATTTCACCTCTTGGTAAAGCATCATCCCAATTTACAAACTTTAACTTAATTGCCAAGTTCCCTGTAAATTTTCCACCATAAGGAACTACAAATTTAGGCAAAGAGTTATCAAGAGGTTGAACATTATATAACTTGTATTCTTTTCTTCCCTTTTTAATTTTACCACTTGTAGTAGATTGTTGAGTCGAAAAACAACATACTAGTTCTTCTTCTCTCGTTATACTACTAATACATTTTAGTTTGTACATTAAATCTATTTCTTCTACTCCTGTTTCTGTTTCTATTTCTCTTTCAAGTAGATCACCATTAAAAAATTTCTTAGTATTGCCAGTATAATTTTTTAAATGATCTTTATCTAACAGTAAAGTATTGCCATCGGTATCAACCAAACAGCATGTGCTATCAATTATTTTAAATTCATATATCATTTTAAGATGAAGGAATATCTAATCTAATTTAAAAAATAATATCAATTTTTATTTCTTTTCAACTACGTTGAAATGATAGTTGAATAGAAAAAAATAAAAATTGAATAACATTTTTTAAGTAGATAAAGATTCTAATATGCCAGTAACTTACAAGTTTATTGCAGTTGATAAACATAAAAAAACTGAATTGAATCATAGTAAAGAACTTATAGATAATTCAATTAACTATGATCAAGTTAAAAGTTTTTTCTTAGAATCAGAATACAATATAACAGAAAGCGATATAATTAATATCAAATTTATTATTAATAGTTCACAAAATATGTCTCTTAACGAAGATGAAAATTATACACTTGATGATAATGAAACTAAAACTATTTTTGTGTTTACAGTTGATAAGGAAACAAAAACTAAACTTTTGGAATTTTTTAATGAGAAAGGATATATATCAGAAAAAAAGGTAACCGTTAGTACTGATAAACCGTCTGAAGAAATTATTAAACCTATACCCGAAGAAGATATTAAAATAACAAATAAAATAATAGAAGAATCAAATAATAAAACTATTGAATTATTTGGTAATAATGATTTTAAGACATTGTTAATAATTTATAAAAATAATCCTGATGTATTTAAAACTTTTTCTTCTTATGTTTCAAGTGGTGATGCAGTAATAGATTCATTTGATAATGTAGATCCAAACACTACTAAATATGAAAAAGAATTTGAGCAAATTAAAAAATTAGAATTGTCATTGTCAGATGATAATATTAAAGATTCTTTAGTCAAACACAATGGACATTTAAATCTATCACTAAGGTATCTACTATATAATGTTAGTCATTTAGATCAAGCAGATGTGTAATATTTATATAAATCTTTTTATTTGTGATCTTTATATTGTTAGGCAAAAGAATCAGTTTATTTCCGTATGATAAATTCTTTGCAAAATGAAAACTGTTCAACAAAGTTGAATACTTTTACTTTATTAAAAAAATTGAATATTATTCATTTATATTGGTCAACTTACCCTTAATTAATTAAATAATGAACTACAAAGGAAATTTTAAAAAGAAAATGAATAGACAAAATTATTCGTCCAAAGATACAATTGGACAAGATAATAAAAATGTTAAAGGGTTTTGGCCTACTGATTTCAATCAGAGATCAGCACCTGAACAATATAAAGAAGAAGAAGCTAAGTCAAAAACAACTTTAGCGATATCATCTAGTGGAAAAAAAATAGAAGAAATACATCAAGCTTTGGGTAAGAGTGTTTCAAAAATAGATTTAGATCTAATCAAAATAGAAATTTTTGATCTTTATGCTAAGTTAAACAACGATAAAAAAAATTGGAAACTGAAAGGATATATTCAAGCACTAACTGTTAAATTAAACGTAATGACAAGAACAAATGATCCAAAGATTATTAATTCAACAAAACAAACAATTTTTAATATACAAAATGAAACCATGTATAAGATTGGAAGTTATGTATTAGTTAATAATGTTTTGCACACAATTAAAAATATAGTTGATAGAACTACATTTGAAGTAGAAGATTTTATCACAAAAGAATCTAAAACTGTTGATAAAAAAAATATTGTATCTCCTAATCCTATATTAGGTGATAAAAGCATTGAATATAATAATATAAAAAAAGATAAAGTAGATTCAATGAAAGATGATGTTGTTTCTGTAATGAGATCTACAACTATGGGTGAACTTAGCAAGATCAATATAAAATCATCATTGGGTAGATCACTCATGTTGTTTAGAATTAATGATTTTAATCTAAAAAAGATTAAGTATGATGTAAAAAAAGTTACAGAAAATGTAGTTATTCAATTGTTTAAAATGTATTTTAAATTATTCTATGAAGATGTAATTCCAATTAATGATATGTTTATCGATCTAAAATATTTATTGGATAATAGGACAATTGAATTAAACGAGTTCGATGATATTATCAATGAAACATCTCAGATGGTCAAATCATGCGTAGACTTTTTTCACATTCTTTTTAGTGATGTAGAATGGCGCAAGTTTTTTCTAGCATCATTATTCGGACCATTGAGTGGTTTTATTCCACCTCTAAAGCGAAAGAAATTTATACTAGATCCTTTTCAGGTGGAGGTATGTGATTCAATTTCAAATAAAGAATCATTTATACTTGTTGCTCCTACTTCTTCTGGTAAATCGGTCTTATCAACATATGTTCTTCACAAAGCTGATGATGGACTTGTAGTTATTATTGTTCCTGATGATAGTGATGTATTGGCATGGCAATTTGCTTCTAAAATTGAATCTGAAATGGGAGACATTGGTAAAAGTACGTATGTTCCAATTATGACTAGTAACTACAAGTCAGTTCTACCTGTTTACACAGAAAGAAATGACCCCAAATATAAAAAAATAGAAAGTGAAGGAGATTTTAAGAAAAAGAGTGACAATGAAGTAAATATATTTGATAAGATTAGAAACTGTAAAGCAATTGTTGGAACTGCGACTGAGATTTTGAATATTCTTCCAGAAATTGAATCAAAGTCACATAGAGAAATTGGATATCTAATTTTTGATGAAATTCATACAATTGATATTGATGAAGGTAAAGACATGGAACATATATCTAAGATTGTCGGTGATATGAATAATAAAAGAAAAATATTAGGTAAAAGTGAAATTCCTTTTATGGGATTGTCTGCTACTATTTCAAATCCAGAATTTCTCAAAAATTGGTACGAAACTATTGGTTGGGATAAAGTAAAAGTTATTAAATGCACCCAACGATTTTTTAATCTACAACTGCATACAACTAATTCTGAAGGAGATATTATTAAAATAAATCCATTGAGTATGGTATCAATTGATGATTTGATTAAAGATAAAAATGGAAATGCACCAATTACATCAAAAGAAATAGATTTCACTGCAATTGATGTATGGGAACTTTTTCAAAAAATTAATCAATACTTTGAACCGAGTGATGATGTTTCATGGAATCCTTATATAAAATTTGATTTCATATTAAATCAGAATGAAAATCGCTTCAATGATAAAGAAGAAGTTGATAATATTATTTCTATTCCAACTACATTAAATAAGATGTTTGAACTTGAAGATGTAAAAACATATGCTGGAATATTAATTAAAGTATTGGTAGAGTATGCAAATGATACAAAGACAAGTTCAAAAGCAGTTAATCTTGTGTCTAGTTTAAAACCTCCTAATATTGAAACTCATAAAAATAAGAATGTATTTGAGATATTTAAAAAAATTGAAGCTGACAATAAAACTCCAGCAATTGCTTTTATGGTTAATCCATCATCATGTCTAAGATATGCACAAACAATGTATAAATTGTTAAGAGAGACAAATGAAGTTAATCTTGATAATCTTGAATCAGAATCGGAAGAAAAGGTTACTAAAGCTGATCAAAAAAAAGCTAGACAAGAAGAAGAAAAACTAAAAGAAGATGCTAAGAAGAAAACAGATGCTGAAAAACAAAAGAAAAGTAATAAAAAGATATGTTCAGAACAAATGAAAGGTACTAGAAATTCTTCAAATAAACAAGGTAGGAGTAAATACAAGAGTGCTGTAGATAAAGGTATTGATTTTAAAAGTTGGATACCAGCTGAATCAAGTACATTTCTTGGATTAAAAAGTGAATCTGATAAGAATGATTATAATGAATGGTTCAAGACAGTTGTTAATGAATTCAATTCAAAGCATATTTATGAATCAACTAATACACAGCTGTTTTGGTTGATTGATTTGTTGCAATTTGGTATTGGAGTATATGTTAAAGGACTTGCAGGTAGCTATCTAAGACTTGTTCAAAGTTTAGCTTTACAAAAGAAAATTAAAATTGTTTTTTCTGACAAGTCGTTAATGTTTGGAGTATCAATGCCTTTTAGAACAGCTATTATCTTCAGAGATTTCTATGATTCATCTAAGATGCCTATTGATCCAATGATGTTTCAACAGATGGGAGGAAGAGCTGGTAGACGCGGTGAAGATACTGAAGGACATATCATTCTTTCTGGTTATTCTTGGGAAAACATTTGTAAACTAAATGTAAAAGTATTACCTAAATTAGAAGGATATAAAAATAATTATATTTACACAGTATCAAGTTGTGATAACATTTCAGATAGTAAATATGGACATGGTATCTTGGACACAAATTTCCTTAACAAAGAATCTGATAAAGATAAAGATAAATTTTTTGAAATAACTAAGAAAATAGATTCTTACGCTCCAATTAATTGTAATCCATTGAAATATCATAGGATGATGTGGCGTGAAAGAGACACTAAAGATTCCATTGTTATTCCTTTCATATTGAATCAGATGATTGAATACTTTAAACAACATACTCCAGAAGAACAAAAAGATCAAACAGAAATTGCATACTTTTTGTGTCACTTTATTCATACTAGAAAGTCAACTAGAAAAAATTCATTGTCTAATTTAAAAGGATCCTTTAAAGTAAAAGGTTTGATTGAAAAACTTTATAAAGATCTTGATGAGAATGGTATACATTTTGATTCTACATGTATTAATAGTGATATATTTAGAACTATTAGTGCAAATAAGATTCAGATTAAATCTAATGATATTGTTGAGATATCTAACTTTAAAGATGAATTTCTCAAATTTGCAAGGAAAGTAATAGATATTCAACACTACTGTTTTTATTCAGCAGAACCACTTTTGTATTGTGAGATGAAACAGGACTATGCAAGATCAAGATTAGAAAATATGAAAAAGGTTTCTACTTTACTTGGTAAACTTGTAACTAGATTATGGTGGGAATACCAGCTAGATCCTATTACGATATTGCATAAAGAAGTAACTGAAGAAGTAACTGAAGAATATGAAGTAACTGATGAAGATGTAGTAACTGATGAAGAAGTAGTAACAGATAAACTACCATTAAGTTTTGATGTTGTTAATTCAGAAGTAGAAACTGATAAATTACCAATAATATTTGATTTTTTATCGGAGAATGGTATTAATTCAAAAGAAATTCTTGGGGATGGTAATTGTTTGTTCAGAGCTATTTCCCAAGCAGTATATGGAACTGAAGACAAACATGTTGAGCTACGAAAACAAGCCATTGGATATATTAATGATAATCAAGATACGTTACTTGGTTTTATTCATGACAATGAAACTTTCAAACAATATATTAAGAGGCTAAGTCAAAATGGAGAATTTGCAGGTGAACTTGAAATTGCAGCCTTGAAAGAAGTAATTCATAGACCAATTTATGTTTATTCAAATGAGCACAATACTTTATCTGGAGTAAATACAGATTTGAATGGAGATAATATAGCTACAGATATTATTCTCCTAAATTATTTTGATGAGATTAATAAACCTGACTGTGTTAGAGCAGGTCACTATGAATTATTTGAAGGTAATATTACTACTGATACACTCAATAGTTTGAGACTTGCTTGTTCTGAATCAAATGATACTTTATCTGTTTCATCAGATAGTGATATTCAAGTTAAGATAGATGAAGATCTATCTACAAGTGAGACATCTGAAGTTAGTAAAACAAAAGGAGAAGGAAAAATTTCTAAATCTAAAAAGAAGAATAAGAAAGACTCTAAAGATAAAAAAGAGAAAACCAAAATTAAAAATTAGTAAAAATTTATTTTATACATTAAGTTAAAATGCTTGTATCAGGATCTATTGGAGTAATTATTTTATCTAAAAAAATTAGTATAGATAAAGAAAAAATTATTATTATTTTATCTGACGACCATTCAAATACCAACTATTGTAGTATAGTTGACGATAGTTATCAATCAATTACTGAATTTCTCGATTCGATTAAAAATAAGCAATTTTTAATTGAAGAAATACCTGAGAAAACTAAAAAAGAGACAATTCAAATTAAAGAATTATGGTATGATGTACCACATGTGAAAGAACTAAAAAATTATTTTTTAAATAATAGTAAAATATCTGATGGTATAGACATAAGATTAGAATTATTACCATTTTCAATAGAACTTATTTCTTTAAAAAAAGATTTATTAGATTTTAAATTTAATGAATATATTAAAGAATTTAAAATGTTTTTTGATGGAACAGGTGATGTTTTTAAAAAATATTTTCATGAATTAACACAAAATAATATGGTTAACTTGAAGATTGATAACCGTGATGAAGAAGTTATTAAACGATATTTTAATAAATTATTAGAAGATTACAAATCTATAGAGAAAAAAAGTAGTAATTTTATTTATCCAAATAAAGATCCTACTATAAGAGATTTTCAAGAAAAAGATATGGTTTTTTCTATGAATTTATTTAATGATATTGATGATATAGTTAATAATATTATGGAATTTTATGTTATATTGAATATATTTTCAACTGAAAAAACATCAATTATTCATATGGGATTATTTCATACAACTAACATTAGTAAAAGATTAATGATTGATTATAATTATAATATTATATATAAAAATGGATTAACTAATTTAAATTTTAGTGAACATGATAATCAATCAATATCTTGTATAAAAATGCCAAATTTAAAAAAATTCGGTATTTATTAAAGTTATATCATTTAGATATGATGCAATTGCATCTCTATATATTGATATAACTTTAATAAATATAACATAATAACTTGTATAATTTACACAAACTCTATATATGTAATGTTTTTAATATATATTGAAATATATTAAAAAAATGACGACTAATTTCATTCCAATTATTCACTAAACACGTATATTTCCCTTTTTTTTAGTTTTTCCTGTACTTGTTTATCAGGTGAAATATATTTCGAAGAACTTTCAGTTGTAAATTCTTTAAAATTTGTGTATGTAAACCAAGGAGGATTATATTTAAATTTGTATTTAATTTTATTTTTGTTTAACATGTATAGTATATGGTATATAATATTTATACTTTATACTACTTTGGTATAAAGAATGCATAGGTATACCATTGTAGGATGTAATCAATTAATAATAACACAAATTTTATATATATAGCTCTTTTTGACAGCATTAAATGGTTAATGTTATTAAATTTATTTTTAATATCATTTATTTTATTTATATTTCTTCCAATAATTGTAATTTTATAATTTATATTACTCTAATGTTTATTTTTTAGATATTGTAATAAATTTTATCTATATTTTCATTTTCAAAATTTAACAAAATTCCAAAAGTAAAGTTTGGAAAATGACGTTTTTTCTAATTTTAAATTTTTATCATTTGTAAAATCTGGTATAACATTTATACGAAATTACTTTCCGAGATTTATTTTTGAACACAAATTTCATTTTCAAAAAAAGCTCGTTTTCCAAAG